CTGCTCTTCAGTTGTTTCTTCATCAGTTTCAGAAGATACTACTTCTTCTGTATTTTCTTCAGAAGACACTGCTTCTTCTGCAGCATCTTCATTATTTTCTGTTTCTTCTGTACCGTCTATTTCTCCTGTCACTTCTGTTTCTCCTGTTTCTACTACTTCTGTGTCAGTTATTTCAGCTATCAGCTCTCTTTCAATACAGTTTTCTGCTACTGATTTTTCTATAATATCTACTTCCTGTCCTTCAGAATATGCTATTCCACCGTAAACCAGTGGTTTTAATACTTTATATGTCATATAAATTCACCTACTTCACTTTCAGTATCTTTATAGCTTCAATATCATAAACAACTGGCAACGGTCTTGATTCCGTTCTGATTTCTACAGTATTAGATTTTGAATCCTTGTCAGTAAATACAGCACGTTCTGCAACAATTATTCCCTGTTCAACATCTGCAGCCGGTCCGTACATGATTTTATTATTGCTTGGTGCTAATAAAACTTTTCCTTCAGGAATTAAATCCTTATCACTATAAGTTTTACCATCAGCATTTAATACAGAATATTGAGACTGATAAGAGTAAATTGGCAGCCCAAAAGGTGCTATTCTTCCAATATAAATGGCTCCTGCTGCTGTTTCACTTGGATTTACTTCTCCTACATTATAATTTTTTACATCCAGTAACTTTTGAATTTTTTCGTTATCTACAAATAATTTTGCAGCAACTGGATCCATCAATATCATTTCAGGTCTTAATCCTGTAACTTTTCCAATTTTTGTTATAGCAGCCTGTAAATCTCCAATTATATCAGCATTTGGCTGTGTCCATAAAACAGCAGGAGTTATTTCTTCAACTGTTCCGAATTTAATTTCTCCTTCTATTCCTTCACCTTTTACAACTACTTTTCCATTAAATAATGCTTCAGTACACATTATTTCCTCACGTCTTGTAATCTGATCCTCAAATTCCGCAAAAGATTCAGCAAGCAAATCCGCTTTTCTTTCTTCAGGACTTTTTCCACCATATATAGTTTCTCCAGCTGTTTTGTTAAAAAATAGCTCAAAAGCTGAAAAAGTTCTTTTCGGTGCTACTTTTGGAGCTTGAAAATATTTACTTTCATAAGTATTTTTTACCATTTCTGTACCTGGGATAAATTCAGATACAAAAGGTGCTACAAGCTGTTTACCTTTTCTAAATTCTACTTCCATTTTTTGACTCTCAGATGTTTTTCTGATTTTAAAAAAACTATCTTTTATAAATGATTTTGGTCTAATCACATTCTGGTCATACAACCCAATAAATTCTATTACTGCCGCCATATTATTCTCTACCTCCTAATTCTTTAACTATTATTCCTTTATCTCTTGCTTTTTTTATAAAATCTGCCTTTACTGTTGCACTTTTAACAGCTATTCCTTCATAAATTACTTCTCCTGAAACAGCTACTGTTGTTTTAGTTTTAACAGCTGTTCCATCAGCATTTTCCATCACTATTCCAAACAAATCAGTTCCATCTGACAGTTCCGCTCCAGCATTTACTGCATCTCCTCTTTTAACTTTCTTTCCCTGAGGTACAGCCAGTTCCATATATTTATGTCCTGTACCGCTTAGAATCTGATCATATCCGTATTCATTTCCCTTTGTTATAAAATCCATTATTTTCCCTCCTCTGTTTTTTTATTCATTTTTGAAAAAATCTTAAACATGTCTACACCCATGAACTTTTTTGTTTCAGATTTTTCTTCAGTTCCATTATTAGCCACAGGTGGTATGAAATTATTTTGACTTTCATTCTTAAGGCCTTCCAATTTCTCTGCCTTTTCCTCATTCTGTTTCTTAAGTATTTTCATGGCCAGTTCATTTGCTTCTATTTTTTCAGTATATTTAGCATTTTCAACAAGGTCAGGGTAATTTGATATTTTCATTTCATCAATTGCCTTCATTCTTTCATTTTCCTTGCTTATTCCAGCTTCCTTTCCTTCGTTAAAAACTTGATCATAAAGTTCAGGAAACTTATTTTTCAGTTCCTCTAATGTCATTTTTTCCTCCTCTTTTTTATTATTTCCATTATTCAATATATTTTTTATTTCATCAGCTATATTTTCGGCATTCCCTGTGCTATTTATAGTAATATTTAATGGTGTGGGATTCTGACTTTTATTTGTTTTTTCAGCCTTGAAAATTTTGAATTTAGATATATCAAAAGCCATGCTGTTTATAATAAGCTTATTTTCAACAAATTCTTTTTCTATTTCTTCATCTAATATTTCATCTATGAATCCATATTCCTTTGCAGTTTCAGCATCCATCCAAGTCTCATCATTCATCAATTTAGATAATGTTTCCTTATCAGTATTTGCCTTATATAAATAAGTTTCAATGATACTGTTCTTTACCTTATTTAGCATATCTAAAGTTTTTTCCATATCCTGATTATTTCCATATGCAAAAGTTATAGGATTATGTATCATGAATAAAGCATTTTTGGGCATTCTTACCACATCACATGCACTTGTTATTATTGTTGCAGCACTTGCAGCTAAGCCATCAATATTTGCTACTACTTTTGCCTTATGATTTTTAAGAGTATTAGCTATAGCTACAGCACTGAATACACTTCCTCCTGGACTGTTTATGTGCAAAGTTATATTCTCCACATCTCCCAAATTTTCTATATCCTGTTTAAATGCCTTGTCAGATATATCGTCCCAGTCTTCGTCGTGTCCTATACTTCCGTATAGTATCAGTTCTGCACTTTTCTCTTCCTCATTCCTCATTACGTTCCAAAATTTGAACCGTTTGGGCATTTATTACCACTCCTTTCTCTTCTAATGATTTATTTTCTTTTGCAAGAAGTCTTGCATTCTGTTCAAAATCTCCTCCGTTAAGTTCTGCAGTTTCCCTCGTTCTTGTAGATAATCCATTATTAATTCTTATAACTGCTGCATTAGCTTCCTTAAGCGGATCTATCTGTCCCTGACTCGGTCCGTTCCATTGTGAACCTGACCAGGCTTTATTTATTAAAAAATCTGAACCATAATTTTTTAGTTTCACTCTTCCGAGCAGATAAGCTTCATTGAGCCATTCCTCATATACTGGCTGAATGAAATTTTCTGTGAACCATTCTCTTCTTTTTCTAAACATTTTCCATGCTTCAAGTAGTGCCGCACGACTGGCAGAATAACTAGCAGTAAAATGCTTTATTAGAAGTTCATAAGGTACTTCTAAAGCACTTCCCACTTGCCTTAGTATGCTTGTAACAAATGGGTCAAAATTTGAATTTGGTCTTCCCGGATTTGTTTCCTTTGCTTTTTCTCCTGGATTAAGTGAAGCTATCATTCCTGGAGCAAGTTCAATAGTTGTATCATCATTTGAATCGACCAATAAATCATTGTCTACTGCTTCAAGCTCTCCAACATCTGCTGCAGTTGAATTATCTGCATCACTTTCAATAAAAATTGCATACATTCCACTTATTACAGCAGCCATAAGTTCGGCTTCAGTATAGTTTCCTAATTGTCTTAAATCTTCAATAACTGGAGCAAGTATTGGAATACCTCTGACCTGCTCAGGTCTTTCAGTAAACAATAAGTGTATTACATTTCTCTGATTCTGACTTCCATATACATTTATCAGTTTTTCTGTAACTCCACCAGTTGCATCCAGAGGATGTTCAGAAGATATATAATATCCTTCTATTCTTCCATTCTTATCTATTTTTACTCCTTCAACTACGCTTTTATCTGAAAGCATGTTATTCGGAGTATAGATTCTGTCTGGTTCCAGGACTTCAAGCTTTAGACTGTATGGATTTTTTGGAGTTTCAAAATAATTCAGTTTAATAAAGCATTCTCCATTCATGAGTACAGTTAAAAACACCAGATCCTGCAACTGATAGAAATTCATAGTTCCTAAATTGTCAATTTTATCTTTTGACCATAATCTAAATTCCTTTTCAATCAGACTTTCTATTTTTTCAGCTTCTTCTTCACTAATTCCAATTATTTCTGAATCAATGTCACTTTTTAGTTTTAATCCGCTACCAATTACATTAGTATTGATAGTTTTTAATGCTCCTGTGGCAACAGATACCCCCATATATAAATCCCGTGACCGTTCAACCAGTTTTTTTCGGTTTTTATATATGTCCTTTTTTACTCCACCACCTGTACTTTGCCAGCCAACCATTGATTTTTTAGTTGTAGAGGCCCCGTGATTGGAATATCCGGTATTAAGGATTTCAAGCTTTTTTCTTGCTTCATATCTCTTAAGACCTTTTTGAGGATCTATGGCCATTATCATTTTGTCAATAAAATTCATAAGTACCCTCCTTCCTTATCATAGATTTCTCGGTACTCCTCGTCTTACTCTCCTGCTCCCTCTGCTATCTAAGTTCTGAAGTTCGCTTTCCCAGTAAGCTCTCCCTTTTCTTATTTCATCAATACTCATTCTTGTAAGCTCACGTGTTCCAATCTTATAACTTTTCCCAGTTAATACTGCACGTTCAGCTTTTATATATTCACTTAGCATTTCTAATATATATTCTCTGCTATGAACTGATTTTCCCATCTATCATATTCCTTTCGATAATATTTTTCTTTTTTTAACTACCTTGACCGGTTTAGTCGCATCCACTGTATATTTTTTATTCAGATTAGGATTAGAAATTTTCAGTGCGGCCAAATTGTAGTTTCGCAGATCCAGTGGTTCATTTCTTCTACCACTTATCAATTTATATTCTGATTTTTTAACACCTTTTTTTATTACATTTACTCTTTTTTCACTTGTCAGTCCTTTAAAATATGTTTCATCATAACCAGTTCCTTCATCAAGCGGAAAATGGCAGTATTTAGCTCCTACTTTTTCTATCTGAAGCCTTGAAAAAATAGTGTCTTTTCCACTATCTACCCCGACAGAGAATAATGCAATTCTTCCTTTATTATTCCTGCTCGGCTTTGAAACTATCTCACGTTCACCTGCAACACCTTTTATCGCAAAAATTCTTCTGAATTCCCGTGTTTTGACAAAAGCATAAACAGTATCTGTCATATGCCCACTGTCAATACATGCACATAGTATCTTTATTTTCTCACCATTTGAATATGAATACTCCTTATCCAGTATGTCATCCAATTCGTTCCAGACAAAATCTTCGGCAGGATTTCCAAAAATTACTCCGTATTTAATTCCATAGCATTCTTCATCTGGTCCCCATCCAACTATTTCATATTCCAGTCTATTATCCTGAACGTCAACTCCACAAGTAAGAACATTAACATTTTCAGGCACTTCACAGTAATAGAATTCACTTCGGTTCATTATTTTTTCCCATTCCAGTACTTCCTGCTTTTCTTCAAATGTTTCGGCAAGTACAGTATTAGTAAAAACTTTCATGGACTCAAGGTCACCTTTTGACCTTAGAAACATTTCCTTCATTCCTTCCCATCGCGTCCAGGAACTATAGAATTCATTTAAATGAAAGCTTCTTATTTTTGAATTGACATTTCCATTTTCATCTACCAGTTCAGTATTCTCAACAAGCCATTCCCCGTGTATTCTGTTTTTCTTCCATGAAATTTCATCAGATATTTCTCCGCAATCCGTGCATTTGATTCCGTTTGTCTCAAAATCAAAGTTTCTCCATTCAAATTTCTGATAAGATCCGCAGCAGGGACAAGGTACATAAAAACTTTCCTTTGTTCCTTGATTAAAAAGGTCATCAATTTTACTTTCTCCTTTAATTGTTGGGGTAGAAACTACAACTATTTTCTTACTTCCTTCAAAGTTTTTTGTTCTCTGCTTTGCAAGTTCAAATGGATCTCCTTCTGTTCCTGCACCTTTTTCAAATCTGTCAATCTCATCTACCAATATTATCCTAATCGGTCTACTGGCAAGTTCACTTGGACTTCCTGAACCTGTAAATACTACATAACCCCCTGTAAATTCCTTAATTTTTTTCGTATCTCTTCCTTCTTCACCATCAAGTATTTTATTCTTAAGTCTTGGAACAGTTCTTACCATATCCATAAATCTTGTGCTTGCAAATTCCTGTGCCAGTTCCTTAGTAGGCATAAGATACATTATAGGAGCAGGGTCGTAATCAATATAATATCCTAAAGTATTTAACGCTATTTCAGTTTTTCCAACCTGTGAACCCATTTTTAACACAACCATTTCAGTCTTTTTATCAGATATTGCCTGCATTATCCCACGCTGATATGGAGCTCTGTCAGTACTCCACTTTCCTGGTTCACTGCTTGACTTTGAACTCAGTATTCTGTATCTGTCTGCCCACTGGTCTATGCTCAGTTTAGGAGGTGGAGCCATTTCTTTTAATATTTCAGAAAATAAGTCTACTGTCTTCTGTTTAACATCAAGCCTAATCTTCTTCATCATCGTTTTTCACATATTCCTTGTTCTTTAAAAATTTTGACCTGTCATATTCAGCAAGTTCAGTCAAAACTAAATTTACATTGTCAGATATTATTTCCTGAAGTTCTCCCAGATTATCTATCCCAATGACAAGCGGAGCCAATTTATATGGCAATGACCTCAGCTGTCCTTTAAATCCACCAATAACATTATTCATTACTTTTTTTACGTCATCGGCTTCATGTAGATCACCTTCCAATATTTTTATTTTTATATTTTCTTTCCTGTCACGTGTCTTTAGATAGTCAATTTCATTCTTCAGTTTTTCTTCCTGAAGCTGTTGAGGAGTGCCTT